TTATTCCAGATCTAAACGACCTCACACTAAGAGAACATATAGACCTGGATACATACGCCCAGGAAATTTGGACTAAGGACGGTAACAATTATACCAACCTACCTAAGTTAATGGCTATACTATTTAGGAGGGTGACGGATATTTTCGGAAACTATTACCGTATAGAGCCATACGATAGTGAGCGGGTACGCGAATACATAGACATAGTTAACCTGTTGACTATGGATAAAGTTAACGGCGCCCTGGTTTTTTTTTCGACTATTGTAAAAGAGTTAGGCAAAAGTGGAGCCGAGTATTTAACGGAGGCGCTGACACCGACGACGACGGAGGGGACGGGAACTATGGACACGGAGCGGGGTTAGTGAGATACGGTTGGTTACACGTAATAGAGAGTTTAACTGAGAGAGATATAACGAAATTTAAAGCGGTTTTAGACTGTCCCGCGGCTGAGGTATTTACACACCTAACCTATATGGCAGACTACACAGCACTACAGAAACAACTAATAAGACAGGCGGCAAATGTTTAACCAGGTAAGTTACAACGTAGTAATAGAGAGGCTTAAGGCTTTCGCTAGCGGGCACCTACTTATAAAGCAATTTACACACGGCGACCCCGCTAATATATTCCCCACGCTAGGGGAGGAGGATTACCCGCTCATGCACGTAACACCTACCCAGATAGGTTGGGCAACAGGTGAGCGCTCTTTTAGTTTTACCATAGTATTCGCCGACATACCCAGAGATAAGGAGACGGTAGCGGAATACCAGAGGGAAATAGTTAGCGACTGTTTACGTTTGGCTGAGGATCTACTAGCGGAGATTAAAAACGGCGGGGTAATTTTTGGACAGGACGTAACACTAGACACGGGCCCCCAGGCTACGCCGTTTATGGCTGAGTACACCCACACGCTAACGGGTATACAATTAACGGTTGGTTTAACTTTCCCCTGGAACTGGAGCGCGTGCGACATACCCGCGGACTGGGCGCCTGGAGGGTCGGGCTCTGGGGGGTCGGGTGGCGGCTTTGGTTTAGTATTAAAAGTTAATAACGTAAATAATGTTATCCAGACGGTACTAGATTTAGTAGACGGGACTAATACAACGGTAACAGATCTAGGAGACGGGCGGGTAAGGATAGACGCAATAGACGGGGCGGCGGCTGTCTGGGGGTCTATTACGGGTACGCTGTCTAGCCAAACGGATTTACAGAGCGCCCTAGATTTAAAAGCGGATATAAGTAGTTTAGCGCTAGTAGCCTTTAGCGGAGATTATAACGACCTAAGTAATTTACCTACCATACCCGCCGCGCAAATTCAGAGCGATTGGAACCAGGCGAATAACACGGCTTTAGACTTCATTAAAAATAAACCGTCTTTAAACAGCGGAACGGTAACCTCCGTAGGGTTGTCTATATCTCAGCCTATTAACCCCGCCTTTACGGTGAGCGGGTCACCTGTTACAACCTCGGGCACCTTAACACTTACGTCCAACGGCACTAGTTTACAATATATAGACGGCACGGGAGCGCTAAAAACTTTCCCCGCAATACCTAAAACGCTATCGGACTTTTTAACGGGTAGCCAAAAGGGAGATCTAATACAGTGGAACGGTACGGCGTGGGTAGTTATAGGGTTGCTCGCTATAGATGATCTAGCAGACGTTAACGCGGGTACTCCTACAAACGGGCAAATGTTAATTTATAATAGCGGGTCTAATCAGTGGGTAGCGTCTACCTACACCCCGCCCGCTATCTCGTTAAATGATTTAACCGACGTCAATACGGCGGGACAGTTAGCCGACGACCTGTTAACTTTTGACGGTACCCAGTGGGAACCTATAGACCCCAAAACAGTTGGGGGTAAAATATACTTAGACTATTTAGCCGACGTAGATACTGTAGGCCCGCTAACTAACGGCCAACTCTTAACCTGGAACGCCACTACGTCACAGTGGGAAAATAAAACGCTAAGCGGCTTACCTCCGACGGGCGCGGCGGGCGGTGACTTAACGGGAACCTATCCAGATCCGACCGTACACAGACTACACGGAATAGACCTACAGAGCGGGACACCAACGGCGGGCGACGTTTGGTTATATGGAGGCTCACCCGCTAAATGGCAGCACCAAATGTTAGCCGCCTCCCAGGTCGATAATGATAGCACCGTAACGGGCCAACACGTTAGCAACGCGTTAGACACCCTAAAGAACGGTAAACAGGATACGCTAGTAAGCGGCACGAATATTAAAATGGTTAACTCTACGACGCTATTAGGCTCGGGTAATTTATCGGTCGGTACTGTTACGAGCGTCGGAGGTACTGGATCAGTGGCGGGGTTAACTCTATCTGGATCGGTGACGGGTAGCGGTAACCTAACTTTAGGCGGCACGCTCAGTACACCCGTTAACACAATTAACGACGCTACGACGGTAGGACAGAACCTAGTTAAGTTAACCAACCCTAACGACGTTAGATATATTAAAATAGCCTCAGATAACACGGTGAGCGCTATAACTGCGGCACAACTTAAAACGGATTTGGGTATTCCTTCGGGCACTACGTTTCAACTTGTCACAACATCAGACCAAGCGAGTAATAGCACAGCAGCAATAGTTGTATATGATATAACTGGTTTAACCTTTCCAATTACGAGTGGAAAGCGGTATAAATTCAAAGCATTGCTATTGCATACGGCAAATTCAACCTTTGTCAGTATTCGTATTGGAATCAACGCTAATGTAGGGGTTACAAGCGTCAATCAACAGATATGTATAGTGACAACTCCGTCGGGCAGTCCAGTTGAGAATAGATTCAATCTTAATTCGCTCGGTGTAGTCACATTTGCTGGTGCTAATTCAACTGCACAATGGATGTCAACAGTTGAAGGTATATTGATTGCAAACAACAACGGAACGGCATCAATTCAATTCAGCAAGGGTGCGCCAAACGGTGGAACATTAACAATCAAAGCAGGTTCAATACTTGAATATTTTGAAATATGAAAAACATAAAACCTATTACTATCTGGAGAGAGGGCGTTACAATGGAGGCGGTAATACTGAGCGCCTATCTATCATACGACGACCTTAAAACTACGGCTACGTTTTATTACTCACTACGCGACACTAATTTAATTCAAATAGTAGACGGTAAGGTAGATATGTCGGGCGCTGACTATACAGCCTGGGACGACAGTAACGACGGCGCGTATAATTATATAGCGGGTAAATTAAATTTAACTATAACGGGCGACTATATAGAGCCCGCCCCTGTAGACAATGGCAACGAGTAACCCCATACGAGAGGTATTAAAGGAGTTTGCCGAGGAGGTAATATACGGGGCGCGTATAAACCTAGAGGCTAAACGTCGTATACGCGGACGTATGACTAATAGGGTGGCGACGGGTAAACTACGCGACGACCTTACGTATACTTTTTGGAAACGTGGTAAAATGGATATTTTAATATTCACTACTAAGAATAAAGCAACCCGCAACTATGCCGACGTAATAGAGAAAGGACGCCGCCCATATCCAGACACCCCGACTAGTTGGCCGCCCTGGGAGCCTATACGCGCCTGGATGAAAGTAAGAGGGTTTAAGTTACGGAAAGTTTACAAGGTAGACAAAAGCAAGCGCGGCCAGTTCGCTAAGCAAAAGGAAAAAACAGAAGAGCAATGGGAGAAGTTAGCGAAACGGGTAGCGCGCTCTATAGGTATTAAAGGCATAGAGGGTATACGTTATATGCGGAGTGCTGTAGAGTCTGTTAAGCCAGATTATAAAAAGAAATTTCCCGACGCTATTAACGCTATGATACAGTTAAGGTTAAAGGCTAATAAATATATAAAATGATTACTATAGAACAAATACCCTACAAATGGAGCGCACGGGGTCAAAAGTTAATATATAGGGCGTCTAGCACTGAGACGGCTCAGCCTGGTTTTAAATATACGGTTAAGGCTTACGATACTTTTAGTAATACGGAATATAATTTCATATACGACGGGGCAATATTTGACGACAAATTATATTTTGATTTACAGCCGTTAATTAAGTTACGGCACTGGGAGAATGAAAGCGGCAAATATATTACTCCTCACTATATACCTTTTGACGTACCACAGGAGGAGCCCTACGGGTGGGGGTATAACGAATGGCAAGTAGATATAGGGGAGGGTTGGTTAATAGACGGGGTGTTTACTCCAGATACGGAGAGCGTAATAAGCGCGGAGATCGTACAAGTTTTCAACGCCTATTTACAGCCATTTTATGGTTTTAGGCCAGACCCCGATGGGAATATATACGCCACGCGTTACGCGTTAAATAAAGATCCTATTAGTTACGCCTGGAGCGATCGATTTATAAGGACTCATAACTGGGATTATTACGACTACTTTAGTAGTATTCTAGATGCTAACAGCGTATTTATTCCCGCCTATAATACAGACTGGGGGGCTATAACCTATATGGGCGCGTATGGTGGGGCAACCTTAACAACGAATACCACTAAAAAAGTTATGGTAACTCTATACTACGATAACGCGACGTCCTCGGTGGATTTTACGGTAGTTACGTCCGCTACGGCTGTAGACGTTTACCCTATGTTACATATTGGCGTTTATCCTCAAAATTTAAAAGCGGGCGGCGCGGGCGTGCCAGATCCTACACTATATAACTGGGACTTTTACGTAATAACTATATTGGATAACACCGACGAACCTGTTAATATACCTTACGTATTTTACAACGCCTCCAAATATGGACAGCACGACTGTAATAACGACGTTATACGTATAGCCTGGGTATCCATGCGCGGCGGTTGGGACTACTTTAATTTTATAAAGCGCTCGGAGATCAGTAACCAGGTAGATCGTAAACAGTTTACCAGACGCTTAAATAATAGTAGTAGTGATATTTTCTATCGTAACCAGAGACAGACTATAGACCTAATAAACCTAACGGAGAGAACTATAACAGTAAATAGCGACTGGATCCAGGAAAATGAATTTGTATATCTCAAAAATTTATTTAATAGTAACCAGGTACATTGGTTAACTAGGCCTACTATTTACCCTATTAGTAACACAACTCAAAACCCAGATATAGCCGTTCCAGTTAGTTTAATAGACACCTCTTTTACTGAGCAACGCGGCCGAAATGGTAAGTTAGTAAACGTAACTTTAAAATTTAAGATAACCCAGGATTTTTGGACATGAACGGAGAGGTAACAATATTAGCGAAATATTTAGGTGAGGACGTACTAACTAATTATACGGTAAACTTTGCCACGTGCCCAGATACTGGCTCTATAGTGTGCGAAGCGAATAAGATAGAAATAAGTAATTGCACGCCTGTTTTACCCTCCGAGATATGGCAGAAATTAGCGGACGAGGGCGTAGTAATAACTGTATACGACGGTAGCGACGCTATTTTAGGCACGTTCACTATTAACGGGTATGACGGTACGGGGCTTATATATTTTGATCCTCAGCCTTTCTGTAGCACAATAGCAGAGAGCGCCTGTTATTTTTCCTTTCAACTGTTAGCGCCTGGAACTAAAAAACAATATCTAGACCTATACCCTGACGAGGTAATTAGTCAAAATTGGGAGTTTACAGAGGTTAGCACGTTTACGGCGCGGGCTCCATTTAGTAGGGAGTTTAGAATACCGTTAACTGAGGTAAACGCCGAGATATTTAACGCCGTACAACTATCCAACTATAGCGGTATAGACTTTTATAATAAGAAACTGGAGGCCACTATTTTCGTCGACGACGTACCCGTAATATCTGGATTTATACGGTTAATTAGATCGGTAATACAGGCGGGGGTTAGGACGGATCTAGAGTTGAGTTTTTACGGTAATACGCCTAGTCTGTTTAGTTTGATCGGCCAGAAAAAACTAAAAGACATAGTAGCGCTACCAGGGTTTAACGGGCAAATAGATAGAGGCGACATAAATAACCCCACTAACCCCAACGTAACCTACGCTATGATAGATAGGGGCACAAATAATAATTTAACTATAGCCAAACTAACTACCGAGTTAGCGTATGTAACAAACTTTACCCCCTGTATTACGTGGGGGTGGATATTACGTAATATTGTTTTAGACGCGGGCTATGATTTAGAGGCTACAGATTTGCTAACGGAGTTAGATACTATCTGGATGCCGTGGATAAATGATACGCCGTTTTTACTCAGCCAACAGGTCGGGGGTTGTTTAATTATAAAAGAGACCTCTGGAACGGTGCCGCTCAATAATAATAACACTAGATTTAGTACCCCTAGTAACGGGTTTGTGGCGGCTATAGATCCGTTAAATTGGTGGCTACCTAACCCAACGGGATTTTATCCAGTCGCGGGTTGGGGGCCTAATAGTGTTATAGGAACTATTACACCAGGTATTTTTGATATTAGCGCGTGGTGTACGTTTGACTACCCGTATAATACAGCGACTACTATAACTATTAGTATGGTTTTACTACCGTATACTACGGCGCTACCCGTACAGGAATTTATAGTAAGTACTATACAGATACCCGCTAACACTCCAGGAACCTACTTTATAGGAGGTAACTTATCCGTATTTTTAAATAACGGGTTAAAATTAAATATGAGTTTAAAAAGTAGCGCGGGCTTTGGCGGTGCGTCTACGGTTTATATTGAGGCGGGCGATCCAGACCAGGCTTTTATAGGAACGGGTTTTAGTGTCAATAAACGTATAGCCCCCCAGACGGATTCATGGATTTATGATTACCCCGCCAACGCGCCCGACGCTACACAGGTACAATTTTTACAGGACGTAATAAACATGTTTAATTGTGCTATAGTGCAAGACAGCGTAATAAGTACTCGGATCAAAATAGTACCTATGGTTAACTATTTAGGTAGCGGGTTAGTTGACGACTGGAGCGACTATCTTAGTTATGATAAAGATATAGTAATAAGGTCGGCCGCTGAGTATTTAAAAAATAAATTAACTTTTACCTATAGCGCGGGCGGTGACGCTACTAGTAAATACTACGTAGATAACGCGCGCCGTATATATGGAAACTACGAGGTAATAGGTTATACGGCCAACCCTAACGACACGCCTAACGAGTTTGCTAATGGGAGCCAGGAAATTAAGTTAACTACTCAGAGTACGCCGTGTAACACTTTCCCTGGTACCTCTATAGTGCTACCCAGGTTTATAGATAATAGCGAACCCGCCGAGTACGTGGCGCCTGGAATGAGGGCGCTCTATTTAGCAGATCAGTATACAGTAAACTGGACGGGACTTAACCCAGGATCTATAGAAATTAGGTTACTTAACCACTATAACACTATACCCGCGGACGCGTTGGACAAAGATCTAAACTGGGCGCCCGAGGCTCCGTTACACTATATTATAACGAACCCTATTTATAATCTGTTTACCCTTTACTGGAGAGATTATTTAAACGAACTATACAGCCCCCAGGCGCGTATAATGGAGGCTTATTTTAGTTTACAGTTAGGAGACATTTTAAACTTTGATTTTAGTAATAAGTATTTTATAAATGATAGTTACTGGAGGGTTTTAAAAATATCGGACTACAAAATAGGAGCCTCCGAGTTAACCAAAGTAACACTATTAAAAATACTAAACGCTAATTTATCGGACTGTAATTTAGAATTGGATAGGAGTTTGCCCGACGGGTCGTATACGTGGACGTATCAAGGAGAGCCCGCCCCTGGTAATTTAAACTGCTGTAATAAGATAGGGGGTACTTGGGACGCGGAGGCGGTTAAATGTTATGGCAGAAAAAATAACTCTAACTCTGGGTTAGGTTTTAACATACAGCCGCCTACATTAAATAACGGTACTTTACCTCAAAACAGTTTAACCAAAACACAGGACTATAACGGTGGGTCGGATACTGTATTCCAGGTGGCCGTTGGTAAAAACATAACAGACCTAGGTAGTGATTATAGCCTACTAGTCGGCAGAGAATTACAGACGGATATAACACCCGACAGCAATATAACAGGGCGTAACGCTGTAGTAAAAAATACAGGCGTACACTACGGCGGCGGCTATCGTAATGGAGCGGGAAACCCTGGGACTATGCAAGCGGGGACGATCGTACTGAGTAACTCTCACGTTTATAATTTCAGCGGGTCGGCCTCTGTTTTAGTAATAGGTAACGACACGTTAAATCACATAGAACTACCCACGGATACCCACTGGCTTGTAACTATTGATTTACTGGCTACGGATATTAACGGCTTTTATTTATATAGCAAGTCTACGACCTCGTTTTTAAATGTCGGGGGCGGCTGTGGATCTACGCCCGTAAATGTTTTAATAAGTGAGGATAGTTTAGGTGGCCAACTGGAAATAGTGCCAGATATAGACACGTTAACTACGCCTGGCTTATTTAGAGTACGGGCGGTCGTTAACATGATCGGAGCGTATTTATTCCCCACGCCCGCGCTAACTATAACAGGTACGGTTAATTATATACAGGTAAGGTAATGAATGATATAAGTATTACGCTAGCGCTCTTAAAAGCGGGGTTAAAAACTAAGCAAAAAAGTTTTTATTTAAAGGGGTGGAGGTTTGCGCTTTATAGGTTTTTACAGTGCGCCTCTGTTATAGGTTTTTACGTTGGTTTATTATATTTAATTTTTGGGTAATGGCACAGGATAGCGAATATGTAGTAAAGTTTACCGTAGATAGTACGGGGGCTATGGCTCCTATTGACGCTATGGATAAGGAACTAGAGGCCTTAAATAATCAACAGGAAAAAACTCTAAACTCCTCTAGCAACCTTAAAAAACAGATTAAGGAATTAAGTAGGGAACTGGCTAACGTAGATCCTAATAGCCAGAAGTACGTAGACCTTAGCCAGAAAATAGGTAAATTAAAAGATCAGGTAGACGACGCCGCCCAGTCAATACGCGCTAACGCGGGTAACGCTGTAGAAAATTTAGCGGGTAACGCGGGGCTCTTAGGCCAACGGTTAAGTAGTTTAGATTTTGGCGGGGCGGCTAGCGCTCTTAGCGGCTTAACGAGTAACGTAAAACAGTTAGATTTTAAGGCGCTCAGTGACGGGTTGGGCTCATTTGTAAAAGGAATAGGCGGCCTGGGTAAAGCGCTACTAACTAACCCTATATTTTTATTAGCGGCGGCGATCGGTGCGGCGGTTGCATATAGCGACGAACTGTTAAGCCTGGTGGACGGGGTTAGCGCGGCCGACGAAAAGCAACTAAAAGCCCAACAGGAAAAAGCGACACTAGCCAGAGAGCAAGTAGACGCTATAGGACAACAAGAAGAGATTTTAAAACAGCAAGGTAAGAGCGAGAAAGAAATAACTCAGTTAAAACTCCAGGCGCTAGACACGGCAATAAGTGAGCAAGAAATAACACTACAGACTCAAAAAAACCAACTAGTAGCCCAGGTAGAGGCGGCAAAACGTAATAAGGAATTTTTAGTAGGTATATTAAATTTCCTAACGGCCCCTGTTAGATATTTACTAAACGTAGTAAATACAATTTTAGACGGTGCCAACGCTATCGGAATAATTAGCGACGAAACCAGATCTAATATAGGAGATCTAACTAAGTATATAGACCAGGCTAACGACGCTGTAGCGGGTTTGTTATTCGATCCAGACCAGGTTAAAAAAGACGGTGAGGCGGCGTTAAAGGAAAGCGAGAAACAATTAACTAGCCTTAAAAATACTAAGGCGGGTATAGAGAATAAAATTAACTCAGAGTCAGCCCAAAGGAGTAAAGAGAACGCGGACAAAATTCGAGAGACTGAGAAAAAACTAAACGACGAACTAGCAAAGTTAGCAGAGGAGAGGAGACTAAAGGCTCTCAGTGAACAGGACAGAGAACTAGAGGAGAACCGTTTGAAGTTTGACGCGCTCGTAAAAGAGGCGGGCGATAACACCGACCTAATAGCACAGATCGAAGCGGAGCGCGGTATAGCCGTTAACGAAATAAATAAAAAGTACGCGGACGAAAAATTAGAGATACAGCGGAAAGCCAACGCGGAAAGTTTAAAGATCCAACAGGAAAACGCCCGAGAACTTATAAGCGCTGAGGAGGCTATTAGTGAGGAGTTACGACTGGCTAAAATGTCTAATAAGGACAAAGAATTAGACGCGCTCCAGGAAAAATATTTTAACGACCAACAAACTTTTAAAGGAAACGCGGACGTACTAGCCCAGATAGAGGAATTATATAGGTTAAAGCGAAAGGAAATAGTAGACAAATACACTAAAGAGGAAAGCGACAAAGAAACAGAAAGGGCTGAGCAACGTAAACAAAAAGCCTTATCGGACGTTCAATTTTTCGCTGAGCAAGCAAGCGCCGCCCTGGGTAGTCTAGCGGAGGCCAATGCGCAAAAACAAGAACAGGTTAGCCGCGCTATTAGTGACCTGGATAAACAAATAAGCAATGCGCAAACTAAAGAGCAACGCGACGCCTTAATTAAAAGGCGGGCCGTTTTAGACGCTGAAAATAAACAGTTATTTGAGCGTAATAAAAAATTACAAATAGCCCAGGCGGTTATAAATACGGGCGCCGCTGTAGTGGCGGCTATAGCCTCACAGTTAACCCCAGGCGACCCAACTAGCCCAGTGCGCGCCTTTATTGCCGCGGCTAGTGTAGCGGCGGCGGGGGCTGTACAAATATCAAAAATTAAGCGTACTAGTTACGAGTCCTCGGCTATACCAGATAGCGGAGCGTTAAGCCCTCCAGGCGGCGGCGGTGGTGGCGGCGGTACGGGTGTACCTGTAGCCTCTCCATTAAATAATAACTTTTTAAATAGGCCTCCACAGGCTACGCCCGCCTATGTGCTAGCGGGTGAGGTGACTGGAGCCCAGGACGCGCGCGCAAAAATTGAAAATTTAGCAAGATTAACAGGATAGAAAAATGGAAAAAAAACAATTAAAAGAATGTCGTTTAGATAACGACGGTAATCTGGGCGTATACGCTATAGGCTTAGTTAGCGAACCCGCTATAGAGGCCGAATGGGTTTTTTTAAATAGCGTTAAACTTTCAGCCGTGGACGGTGAGAGGCGTATGTTATACGGTGCCGCTCTCATACCAGATAAACATATACTACGGATAGATGAAAGCACGGGAGAGGAGTATTATATTTATTTTACTCGGGAAACTATTTATAATTGTGCTCATTTATTCCTAAAAAAACACCTCCAAAACGCGCACACGTTAGAACACCAGACGCCGTTAGAGGGTTGTACTGTAGTGGAGTCATGGTTAATAGAGGACAGCGCTAAAGATAAAGCCGCTCATTTTGGCCTAAACTTTCCCGTTGGTACATGGATGCTAGGTACTCACGTAAAAGAGGATACTATTTGGGAGGCGGTTAAGTCTGGAGAAATAACAGGGTTTAGTATAGAAGGCCGTTTTGACCACGTTAAACTCACTAAACAAACGGGCGACCCTTTAGGTAATTTCTGGGCGGGTCTAGAAAATTTGTTAGGTGAAATAGGGAAAAAATAAAAAGAGTAGTTTTTATAAAAAAAATAGACATGAATAAAGCGAGTAAAGTATTTAGAGACCTCATGGAAAAATTTAAAGTAACTCCAGAGGATCTAGGCGTTAAACTAACTAGCGAAATTAAGTTAAGCGCCGAGGCCAAACTACAAGACGGTACTATGATTTATAGCACGGCCGACGCCTGGGCGGTTGGGGTGGATATTTACAGTATGGACCCAGACGGTAACCCTATCCAGGTACAACCTGGGGAGTATATGTTAGAGGACGGTACTACCCTAGTAGTCGGGGACGATAACATGGTAAAGGAAATTAAGACCCCCGACATGCAGGCCGAAATGAGCGCCGAGGTAGAGAACTTTATTAAGGAACTCGTAGAAAAAATTACCGAGGTACAGGCGAAAAATACAGAACTCAGCGCCGCTCTGGAGGCTGAGCGTGCTAAATATAATACAGAACTGAGCGCGGTTAAAACAGAACTGGCTAACCTTAAAAAGGCGCCCGCTACTACTAGCGTAAAAGATACTAAAGCGGTTAACATGGGTAAGGAAAAAACAGCCCCCGTTAAGCCGTTCTCGGCTATGTCACTCAGAGAGCGTATAGAATATAATTTAAGCAATAAATAAAAATATTAAAATAATAAAATGGCAACTACAGTAACTAACAACTCCTCCTATAGCGGTAAGAGCGCAGGGGAGTACATTAAAGCGGCGTTTTTAGCAAACGACACGCTACAACACATTACCGTTAAGGAGAATATTGACTATAGACAGGTAGTTAAAAAACTCGTAAACGAAATTGAATTTGGCCAAAAGGCTTGCGCGTGGACTCCAACGGGTAGCGTGGCTCTGACTGAGCGTTGGTTAACTCTTAAAAAATTCCAGGTACAACAGGAAATTTGTGTTAACTCGTTTCTGTCGGATTTTCCCGCCCTTGACGCCCAACAGGGTAGACTAGATCCCGCCTTTACTGAGGCTTTGATCCAAAATATGTTAGAGGGTATAGCCGCTGAGAATGAGCGCCAAGTATGGGTAGGGGACGCTACGGCTAACTCTAACACTGAGTACGACGGCCTTTTAACTTTGATCGGAGCGGACGTAGACGGAGATGTAAATTTTGTAGCGTCACCTGTAGCGATCGACTCTACTAACGTATTTTCTAAGA